CTGCTCTTCCTCTCATAGAACACATGAGAAGATTTTCGTTTTCTAGATCAAAATGTAGAATACTTGCTACCTGATCTCCAATATCATTAACTTCAACTAAAATAAATGCATTATTGTATGCTCTTGCAACCTCATCAATAACGCTAGGGAACAACATTGGTTTAATTTCATTGTTCCTATACTTTGCTACTACCTTATAGGGAAACTCTGTAATATCGAAAACGATAAATGCAGAATAATCATTGCCCATACCACGAGCAACATCAACAGTAACAAGGTAGTTGTTTTGTTCTTTAGGGTCTTCATAAATGTCTAATCCAGCATTACGTTGAATAGGTTCTTCATATACCAAATTTCTAAGTTTTGCTGGACTGATTAATGTATTAACAGAACCTAGAAATTCACATTCAAATTCAACTTTGAACTGTTGTTCAGAAGTGTTGGCAATAGTTTGTTCTTTCCATACTATATCTCTACCAGGAACTTCCGACCAGTGAACATCAGTTGGAACATATTCATTCTTACCCTTCTCCGCATCATGCCACATTCGATAGAAATGATTCATACCCCTTGGGGTAGAAACAATAATTACCTTTGTGCTCTGTCCAGAAGAAATAGTAGGATAAACAGAGGCAAAGAAGTCATCAGCAATGTGATTCGGGATGAACGCGAACTCGTCAAGAAAGATGACATTATAGGATCCGCCTCGGACAGCAGATGAAGAAGTAGAGTTAGCCGAAATCTTGGACCCATTTTCTAATTCAAGAGAACCCTTGTTCCATGATATGATACCCTGTTGCATCCATTTAGGCAAGTTTTCGTAAGCAAGTTGTAACCTTCCAAGTAGATCTCTTGCTGTAGATGCCTTGTTTGCTAGAATCGCGACGTTAACATTGTCGTTAAAAACAGCGTAGTGTAAAAGATATGATACACAAGTTGTAGACTTGCCAGTCTGACGAGGCATCTTGCATATATTAAATCTTTGATCATGGAAGTTTTGAATTAACTTTTCCTGGAATGGATACATGTCGAAAGGGACAAGACCATGATCAAGAGAAACGATTTTTATATAATTTCTTGCAAAATAAACAGGGTCGCTCTTACACTTGAGGAACTCAACGATTTTATCTTCAGTCCACTCAATCTGAGTATTTGCTTTTTTTAGATTAGGATTACCAAGATAAATTTCACTCATAAAAAAATTATTTTAATTTGCCAATTTAATAGGTGGTTTTAATGGATCGGGTGGTGCTTTTGGATTGTTGAGGTCTTTATATCGAGCATAAAGACTTGAATCTTTTTTACTACCTCTATATCCTTCTTGAAATTCTTTGAAAGTTTTCATCAGCAGTTCCACCTCTTACGTGCTTTACAAATTGCTTTATCTGGAGTTTTGGTGCAATCGATATTATGCATATCTTTCTGCCCTTTAGATCTAGCGCAGAATGAAGTGCGACGTTTTGCTCTCTTTCCAGTTGGTTTCTTTTCAGTTACAGCAGTTTGTAGTTTTGAACCTGGGTTCTCACGCTTGTAAGCATTAACTGCTTTCTGACTCATACCATCAGTTTTATCACCTTTGTTGACCTTCTGCCAATCTTCCATAAACTGACCGAAGGACTTACTTCCTTCTTTCACACAACGATTATAAGTCTTACCGAAGAGTTTTTGAGTTCCTACTTTCTTATAACCTTTCCAGCATTTTTTTGCTTCATCAATTTCTTTTTTACCACTCTCAGGACCCTGTGCATTAGGTCTACCAGTCTTTTTCTTGGCAACAGCTCTCCTAGAACCATCAGGATTCTTAAAATCAGAAGGGTAAGTTGCTTCATCAAGCATTCTACTTCCAATACCATCAGTTGCCTGAAGTGGTTCTGGTTTGATGATATCAATAAAATCAAATCTCATTTCTTTGAAATCATCTCTCCAATTAGAGAAGTCATACCCTTCTTTCTTAGTCTTATTACCCCAATTCTTAGCACCAACCTTACGACACTTAACTAGTGCTCCAGATGCATATGCACTTGGCCAAACAGAATAACGTGACTTGACCTTATGGTAGCAAGCATCTTTCTTACCCTCATCAACCATATCACCTTGCGGTTCATATGAATTTGCGAGGGGTGGTTGTCCCACAAGACGATCTAGAAGTTTCTTACCCTCTCCTGTTCCAATTTTTTTCTTTAATAACTTATCTGAAGCAATATCTCTTTTAGCATCACGATATGCATTTAAATCTGGAACGTTACCTTGTTCACTAACCATTTTTGCTGCACCTTTCCTATTTGGATTGGGATCTTCTCTGCGTTTTTTCGCTGCTCTTCTTTCTCTCTCGTCCTTACTCATTGATGCACGATCATCAGCGTCACGACAGAAAGGTTTTGTTTTTTGACCTGGTTGTTTGGCACAAGGTTTCCCATCATATTTACCTCCCGCCTGGACCCATCCTCCACCTTTGAACCAATCGCGAAGAGAGTAACCTTTAGATTTTGCGGATTTACCATCACGTTTTTCTGCAATAGTTTCCTC